CAGGAAGGCATGAAGGAGTCCGATGTTCGCTCCTACGCCAAGGCTTCTGCTCTGATTGCTGCAGGTAAGGTAGATCCTACCAAGCTCTCCGCAGCTCAGGTTTCTTTCCTTCAGACTTGTGACGGTGCTGTAAAGCGCGCAGGCGCAAAGTTCCAGACTCTGCGTTCCGCCAGCCGTCTTCGCAATGAACTTAACTCAATCTATAAAGGGATTCAGTCGTGAGTAATATTAAAATTCCAGTTAAAGCGCTAGAAAAGATCGCATCTTTCATGGAGCGTGTGCCTGAGATGGTTTCGACTATCTCCGCACCCCAGCCAACTGCAACTCCAAGCCCGGTTTCTCGTAAGGAAGCCGAAGCTCGGGTTGCAGACCTTGTCAAACACGCTGGACTTGATCCAGCTCGTCAGTCTGAGTTCGCAAACTACATCATGACAAATGATGGCGCTCTCAAGACTATCGCGTCTCTTACCAACAAGATTGCTGCCCTTCAGGCCGAAGTGGGCCAGGCTCGTAATCTTGCGGTAGGTGTTCCTTCCTCTGTTTCCGCAAAATCCGCTGCGGTTCCTGGCAACCAGTCCTCGTCGGCCTGGTGCGAGGCTCTCCTCAGCTAAATTGAAAAGAAAGAACTTCTGTTCTACACTATACGAATCCAAGATTCGGAGAATAAACAATGCCTTACAAGAACTTAACTCAGATGACCACAAACATGCTCGATCCCGTCCGTGGATGGTGGGATGAGCGTCAACTTTCTCGCGTTTGCCCCGTTGCTGGCTATAACGGCACCACCGCTACTGGTGTTGTTGCTGGCGCTATCGGCTACCTTAACACCAGCGGCCAGTTTGCAAAGGGTGCAGCTACCGGTAATGCAATGCCACTCTTTGCACGTGGCGGTATCGAAGATAACGATGCAGTTCGTTATCAGGGCAACATGGCTGCTCAGAAGTCTACTCAAGTCGCTCAGGGCGAAGTCGGCGTTAGCTGCCTCGTTGGTACCGGCGCATACGAGCTCGGTACCACTGAGTACGACGGTGCTCCCACCGCAGGTCAACTACTTATGGCTAGCACTTCCGCAGCAGGCAAGATTGCTACTTTTGCTAGCACCGGTACTCCAAGTGCATACGGCTACGCCATAAATGCCACTCAAAACACCAACCAGGTCATTGGTATTGCTACTTCAGGCGTAGCCAAGAACCAGTACGGCGTAAATATGGTTTATTTCTACGTCAACTGGTGGCCAGCAATCTAATTCAAATTAAACCTAAACCTAAACCTACCCAGGAGTAAATACAGATGGCACTAGAACATCTTTCAGATATGGAAAAGCGGGCGAACCAAGTAGTTCGTCAGCACATCGACCAGATGGAGTTTAACCCAGAGTCAACTATCAAAGTTGCACGCGCTACGTCGGATTACATCCGCATGAAGCTTCGTGAAGAGGGTTTCCTCCGCAAGATTCTCCCCGCTCAGACCATTACCGGCGACGACCTCACCAAGCAGGTCTCCACCGATAAGCCGTCCAAGGTCGTCGAACTCGAGCCAGATTCACCTGGAGCGATGTCGATTCCCTTCGGTGAGTTCCCCAGCGGAACCTACATCTACGGTAAGCGTTGGCTCGTTACCTTCAGCCGCATTGCAACTCCAATGTTCAACAAGGACGTTGCGGAGCTTCACGACTATGATCTCGACATCCGTCAGGTCATTAGCGACAATGCGCTCAAGGATCTCCAGGCAGAGGAAGACGGCAAGTTCATCCAGACGATCAATTCGCTGCTCTCCAACGACCTCATGACCGCAAACGAGCTAGTTCCCTACGGTCCAAACGGCACCAACATCACGCTATGGAAGACTCTCTCCGGCGGTCTCACTCGTGAGAACGTCGTTGAGGCCAAGAAGCTCATGATGACCGCAGGCGCTCGCCTCCGTCCTCAGACCGCTCTTGTCAACCAGAAGACTGCTCTCGAGTTCGAGAAGTGGACTCGTGAAGAAGTCGGTGGCGACATGGCTCAGAACATTCTGGTCAATGGCTGGGCAGGCGAGGCAACCAAGTGGTGCAGCCTCAACTGGATCACCACCATTAAGGACGACCTCGTCCCCAACAACAGCATGTTCCTCTTTGCTGCACCTGAGTTCCTTGGTCGCCTTTACTTCCTTGAGGACACCACCATGTTCGTCAAGCGTGAAGGTCCAATGCTCTCCTGGTACGCCTACGAGATGCTTGGTGGCGGTATTGCAAATGCTGCAGCCGTCTCCCGAGTTGACTTCGCATAATTCAAAGATATGATGCAACACCTACGGGGGGAGAAATCCCCCCGTAGGAATTACCAAGGATACGAAAATGTTTTCAGACGGCCCTACAGATCCAAATTCCCCAGAATTCATCGAGGCTATGTACAAGCACCTGGTTTCCATCGGTGCAGACAAGCCCGATCCGGCAGGCTTCAAGAAAAACTACCAGAAGCAATTAGCTGAGGCTAAGGCAAAATACTCCAAAAAGGAATCTCAAATGTCAGATACTCAAAACAACGAGTCCCGTAAGATCGCTGCCCTCCAGAGCTTTGTTGGCACTTACTACATTCCTGAGTTCGTAAAGGCTTGCGCCGAACACGGTCTTCAGTTTGAGTCCGAGTCAGACCTTGCCCATGCTCTGCAGCTCAATGGCAAGTTTGCAGCAATGGTCTCCAGCGGCGTTTCAGTCGATGCCCTCATCGACACCATCGTCGGCAACCTCAACGTCAAGCACGCTAGCGAAGGTCAGATCAAGCTCTCCCTCGCTGCCATGAACCACGCTCTTGATTCTGGTCTTGAGGCCGCTGGCGTTCCAGTAGCTCCAATGAACAAGGCTGCAGCTGCAGACGTCCCCGGTGGTGTTTCTGACGAGGAGCTCCTTACGTTCCTTGATGTAGTTAGCTAATAACTACTCGAAAGGAGCGTTCAAGTGAACTTCCATCAGGCTCCTGTAACTCGATATCTGAAACTTCAGGATCGAGGCACTCCTGCCAGCCCTACTGCCAACGAGCTTACAGTTGCTCCGCAGGCATTTAGTACTAGCGCTCCAGTTATTAACAGCTCTTTATGGGTTTCAGGTAGGGCTGTTAATATTTTCTTTGAGACTCCGGCCTGGCCCTCAAGCACCTTTAGCATCAATCTAGAGTACGCTCATACCGCTGCTGGAACTCCGCTTCTAGCTGCCCCTAACGTTATGATCGTAGACACGGTGGCAAATGTAACTAACCACTTCATACGTGGAAATGTTGCCTTTGCGAACACTCTAAATACCGCTATAAACGTAACTTACTGCGGTATTTTAACAAACGTAGTTCCTGTTGGAGCCCGAGCCTCGGCGGCAAATTCTGCCTGGGTTCAGCCCTCAGATATTCTAGATGTTGCCACTAATGGGCACATTGCAGATAACCTTACTACAGGTTCAAATTTAACCGTACTGGCAACAAGAGTTAAAAACAATTCTGACAGCTACTACGTCGAATTTAACGCTTCGTTGGATCTAGACGGTACTGGTAGAGTAGTAATTGTCGGATCTGATGCAACGGGATTCCCTACCTCTACGGCAACCGGCGCCCTTACTGCTACAGAGACCTCTTACGAGTACGTCCTAAAGTACGGCGCCTCAGACTTCAGAAAACTGGCGGTTGACGGATTGGCAGTTACAGTTGTAGGTAAGGATAGCGGCGGCACTCCAGTATTTACCGGCAACCTAGTAAGCTGCGTCAATCTAACCTACTCCAGTAACAATAAGTCAGGAGTAGTAGCTAAGCTATTTGACCCCACTAGATTCCTACAAGTATCAAGAGCCTGGGCTAATGCCAATTTCCGTCCTCTGCCTACAGTAACTACTACTGCTTTTAACTCGCAGCGAATCACAATCGACAGAGATTACGTAGCTGGATCCGAGCCTTATAGATGCTTAGCCCTTATAAACTCCGGCACTGCTACCTCCTATCCGCAGATTGCGATCACGATAAATCCAATTAGCTAGTCTTGGAGGCACAATGAGCTTCCAGCGAAGCACGTATACCCGATACCTTATCCTAGGAAACGCGGCTGATCATAGATTTCAGCCTTTTCCATTAAGCTTTCCTAGCACAATGGATGGTACCAACGCTCCTTGGCCTGCACCTGGATTTAATACAAATACAGATTTGCCAACCTACGATACAGGTTGGACCATGGGTAGGCGTGTAAATCTGTTCTTTGATACTCCCAACTGGGAGGTGTCTTCTTACAAGGTTTCAGTACAGGCTTTCAACGTATCCAGCAATCCTACATCTGCTACTAGACCTGTACTCATAGCCCCAAACGCCATACTTAATGATCCAGAGCAGGAAGCACTCTCTGGAGCTATTCCGTATTACACTTTTTTAATGGGTAACCCGGTATATCCAAATGGCTGGCTATGGAACTCTAATTTAGAGCAAAAGATTGGATCTTTTCTTGATCCGTCCTCTAGTACAGTATTCCCTACTTGGATTCAGGGACCGGGCAGTACCTATATCTACGAGACTTCCGGATTACTTACCGCTAGAGTGGGCTGTACTGCGGCTGGAGAAGTCAGACTTAACTATTCGGCAGCCCTTAGGGAAGTTGTCGGCGTTGGCAGTAGAGCATCAACAGCCGCAGAGTATGTAGTAAAGCCTACAGATACCATTGAGCTGATCGCATCAGGTTCCAGTTACTCCAACCTTGCCAGTAATAATAGAATCATTACCTACGACACTAACAGTAATCCGCATCCAATAATTGTAGCTTGTCGTTTAAGTAATCAAAACACTTGGCGTCTTGAGTTCTGCGCACTGATCGACAACTATGGTCCAGACGCATACGGCGGCAAGCCAACGCCTTATCTTCCTGCTTATACTGGGCTTGGAACCTACGATAATCCTGTGAGTAATGGAGTCTCCGTACCACTAGCCTATGTTGCCAACGAAATATACTTTGTATATTCTGAAACAGACGTAAGAGGATTGGCAAAAAACAATATGGTCGTAGACGTGAGAGGCCGAGACGTTGCCGGAAATATAGTCTTTACTGGCAAGCTGTATAACGCCTGCAACCTTACCTATTGTCGAAATAACAGAGCGGAGATTTTAAACAGATTTAAAGATCCGGCAAAGTATCTAAACTTTACTGTGAACGATTTCTCAAAATCTGCCAGACCGTTGCCTGTTGCAAACTCGATCACCACAAACTTAACCAACTCATATACGTTTACCTATGGAAGTTCTGCCAACGGCACTCAGCCAATAAAGACTCTGGCTATTCAGGACTCTAACGTTGGCGGCAACTTTGCAACACTAGTGGTAGTAACTGCAGAACCTGCCGAATAATCAACGTTAGTTTTCTACCGGCTGGCGTGCTATAATTACTGCATCTATGTCAGCTGGAAACGCAAGCAATACTGTATTTACCGCTATTCCCGTAGGCGAAGACTTCTACATGTCTTTTCCTACGGAGCGGTTTTTTCACAATATAGCCATACCAGACATTCAAGACGTTGTGTTTAAACTTTACGATGCTAGATTGATCGGCGCGTTGGGTAGTCCGAATCCAAATGCCGTTATTGAGACAGTTACCAAAAGCGTCACTCCAAATAGATTTGTAATTACGGCAACTCAGGTATCTGTGCTGATCTCCTCAGCGACTCTAGATAGCTATGAGTCCGTCAGAACTTCTGGCGCTACGACCACCTTCAGAGGAGAGCTTTATGGCTTTGCCTCAGTGACCGTAGGAGGTGAGGAGACCGGAGACATCACGAGACTCCAGACCAATCCAGTCACAGCCAGAGCTTTTGCGTATGCTTATACTCCGGAGCCAGAGGAGTATTGGGACGGCTATTTCTATTCCAGCACCGTAAATACCATTGCCGCTTCCTGCAACGTTCTTGGAACTATAACGACGGTATAACCCATGCCCTACCCTAGCACTCAAAGCAATATCGTCTTGGGCCCAGTGGCGGTAGTCGTTGGAGCCAACCGACACAAGATCCCGGCAAGCCCCTATAGATCAAAGTCTAATTACTTGCCGGTGGACCAGGTTGCTCAGGACGGAGCCGCCTTCTTTCGCACGCAGATATTCACTCCTGACAACAATCCGTTGAACATAGTGGATATGAAGTTGCGCTATGTAGTGCGGGAATCTCTATTCAACGAGAACTACACTGAGATAGACGTCACCGTAATTCGTTCGGATTACGGCGAGATTGAGATATACATTCCGCCGAACATTCTGTCTGATCCAGGCTTGCACCTTGCATCAATTCAGGTCTACAACCTGGACGGCAAGCTCATATACCAGACTCCCAGGTATCTTGAGATCACACCCAAGATCAGTTCGATAAACCGACCAGTGACGGTAGCGGAGATCCGCATGGCGCTACGGGATTATCCGGAGTCCAATACTCTGTTAAATGACGTAGAGTTCAGCGACAACGAGATCGCCTTCTGCATCACTCGGCCTATCGACGCCTGGAATTCCATGTCTCCCGACGTAGGACAGTACGATATACACAACTTTCCCTGGCGCCGGGCGCACATCAACGCCACTATCGGAGAGTTGATGAAGATCGCGTCGTACCACTACTTCCGAAACCAGTTGCCCTACAGCTCTGGAGGTCTTAGCGTAGACGACAAGAACAAGGGAGCTACCTACCTTCAGATGGCCGAACAGGAATTAGCAAAGTTCCAGATGTTCTGCCAGGAGAAGAAATTCGAGATCAACATCATGGGCGGTTTTGCCTGGCTGCCTGGCCCATACGACCAGGTCTGAGGTGATTTATGGGAGAGCCTTTCAAGGACCTGCGCATTCTCTATGATGGACTAGGTCGTACTGCAGTATCGTGGGTATTAGACTCCCGGTTCGACGATCCATATCCGCACACATTTGAACTTCAGTTCAGCCCTATATCCACTGGCTTCGATACGGGGGAATACTACGTCATAAGCTCCGGCCAGAAGGTGGACTATCTCATGGACGTAAAGTTCAGAGATGCCGGTATGCCCTCTGCGGCTTTTTACAGAGTAAAGCTGACTACTCCAGCTGGAGAATACTACTCTCCTGCGCGGGGACTGCAGGGAAACGTAAACGATAAAAACCTGGGGCTGGTACGAGAGCTGCTCCGTAAGGAAAACCTGGCTCTGAGAAACGACAGAGGAGCTGCCAAGGGTTTTCTATTTAAACGTAGATACTATGGTCCCGCCTGCAGCTGCACCGACAAGAATACCGGCATCTTGGTCCACAGCATGTGCCGTGACTGCGCAGGCACGGGATTCAAGGATGGCTACTTTCCAGGAGTAGAGTTTCCAGTACTGGCTATGAGTACTGAGGACCAAAGAGATCAGCCTAGCGTTGCCGGTCCTCAGGAGATCAGAGCCATTGAAGCCCGATGCCTGGTATTTCCAGTTGCAGCAAGTAGAGACCTGTGGATGGAGGCTGAGACTAGCCGTCTATACGAGATCAAAGACTACTCGATCATAGGGCGATTGGGCCTGCATCCAGTTGCCGCCAAGATGCAGATCAAGGAAATGCCACTGGTAGACATAGTGCCTTTGCTGGTGTCTCTGAACAAAGAAGGATTTACTCCTCCCTCTACGGCATTTGCAACAAGCACTGTCAAAGCGCCACTGCCAACTCCTGAGTGGGCAGTACCTAACTACACAAGCCCTGCCACTCCAAGTGCTCCGGGTATTCCGGGTCCTCCAGGGCCTCCCGGTTCTCCAGGGGCTCCTGGGGCCCCTGGGGCCACGGGTCCAGCCGGTCCTACGGGTCCAGCCGGTTCAGTAGGTTTGTCGAATACTGTTGTTGTGACTTCGTCCAGCTATTCGGCATTGATCACGGATGCGTATATCGGAGTCAACTACGCCGGCACCGTTGCCATTACGTTGCCAAGCAATCCTGCAACTGGTCAGATGCTCACAGTCAAAGATGAGTCTGGTCAAGCTGGATACGTCAATAGAGCAATCACTATAACTGCCGCTACTGGACTGATAGACAATCAGGCTTCTGTAATTTTAAATCTAAATAACGGCGCATTGCAATTTATCTATCGTTCTGGCTGGAGAATCATATGAGCTATCTTTTTAACAATGAGGTTGGATTTGTACCAAACGCCGTAGATGCGTTTAACCGGCTTAGAGTATCAAATCCATTTACCATTTTTGATTCGCAGCATAGATACCAGGAGAACGACAAATGGTCTACCTCTACGACCGCCGGGGGATCCGTTACATATCTGCCGAACGAAAGTGCAATAGATCTGTCTGTAAATACATTATCTAAAGCCAGAGTTATTAGAGAGACAAAGAGAGTATTCCCGTATCAGCCGGGAAAGTCATTACTTATATTCACCACGTTTGTCTTTGCCGCAGCCCAACCAAATCTACGACAACGCGTTGGATACTTTGGTGCCGAGAATGGAATATTTCTTGAGCAACTAGACAACACGATCTACTTAGTTCTTAGAAGTTTTGTTTCTGGCGCTATACAGGAAACAAAAGTAGCTCAATCGTCCTGGAATGGAGATAAGTTCAATGGAACCGGTCCCTCAGGTAGAACGATAGACCTAACCAAAGGCAACATTCTGTGGATGGATATTGAGTGGCTCGGAGTAGGCGACGTACGAGTGGGCTTTATAGTCGACGGTCGTCCCATAGTAGCCCATATATTTCATAACGAGAATCTAAAACCAACCACCTATATGACCACTGCGGTACTGCCGTTGCGACAAGAGATTGAAAACGTAAATACTACGTTAGCCAACTCTACAGCAAAGCAGATCTGCTCTAGCGTGATATCCGATGGTGGATACGAGGGATTTAGTAGACGATACAATATTTCTAACGGCACAACGCCTCTAGATCTAGGAGCTCATGGAAACTACAGACCTGTTTTGTCAATACGTCTTGCTCCAGGACGTTTGGACAGCGTCATAATCCCTTCCGATATAAGCATAACTGCAACTTCAAGTACCTGGATTAGCTACAGAGTTCTTCTAAATCCCTCATTTACCGGGACTGCCCCCGTTTTTACTACGCATTACAACAACAATGTTTCGTATTGCGTTCATACTGCTGGCACTACTGGTGCTACCGGCACGGACATAATTGGAGGCTATATAAACAACAAAGAGACTGTAAACATAAACTCCGCAAATAGCTTTAATTTTCAGTTGGGGCGTACTTTAGCTGGAGTTAGCGATACCTTTACTCTTGTTGTAGCTGCAGGCACTGGTAGTAATACTAATATATTGGCAGACATGTCCTGGTTTGAGATAGTATAAGCTGGCATCTATAGTTTAATTTACTATAATCCAGGCTCACATAGAAAGGTAAGTCATGGCAAACACAATTCGTATTAAGCGCAGATCGTCTGACTCTACTGCACCAACTACATCGCAGACTGTAAATGCAGAATTGGCGTTCAACGAGAACAACGACATTCTGTACTACGGCAAGGGCGGAAACAGCTCGGCCTCCAGCTCTGTCATTAAGATCGGAGGTTCTGGAGCGTTTCTTACACTTGATACTAACCAAACGCCGACCGGAGTAAAGACGTTCAGTACCACCACTTTGTCTATTACCGGTGGTTCTAACGGCAACGTACTTACTACCAACGGCAGCGGCACTCTTAGTTGGTCTAGCGTTTCTGCAAACGCGTTCTCCAATATTACAGACGGCACTAACACCGCTGCTGCCTCTGGCGGAGATACGTTTAAACTACGAGCCACCAGTCCTTTATCCGTAACTGTAACAAATAACGACGCTACTCACGGAGACAACGCGTTGTTTGCAGTTGCTGCTGGAAGCACTAGCTCTGCAGGTATTCTGCAGCTTACGGACTCGACTAGCTCCACCTCGACTACTACGGCAGCCACTCCTAATTCCGTAAAGTCTGCTTATGATCTGGCTAATGCCGCTTTGCCAAAATCAGGCGGCACGATGACTGGAGCAATTACTCTTGCTGCAGATCCCAGCTCAGCGCTGCATGCAGCTACTAAGCAGTATGTAGATGCAGTTAAGACAGGCTTGGACGTAAAAGACTCAGTCCATGTCGCGTCTACGGCCAATATCTCTGTTACCTACTCTGCAACAGGCGGCACCTCAGCGAGAGGCCAGATCACAGGAGCGACTAACTCTATCGATGGAGTTACTCTCGTTGCCGGCGATAGAATTTTGCTCAAAGACCAAAGCACTGGAGCCCAGAATGGTATTTGGGTAGTGACTACTGCAGGTACCGGATCTAACGGTGTTTGGGATCGAGCTACCGACTTTGATTCTGACGTTGAAGTCACTCCAGGAGCATTTACTTTTGTAGAAGAAGGCACAGTAAACGCGGATTCCGGTTGGGTTCTTACCACTAATGCTCCTATTGTGATCGGTGGAGGCTCTGGTACATCTCTTAACTGGGCTCAGTTTTCTGGTGCCGGGCAGATTACCGCAGGCGACGGCCTCACAAAATCAGGAAACACGTTAAACGTAGTCACCGCCAATTCAGGCAGAATCGTAGTTAACGCAGACAGCATAGACTTAGCAATAGTTGGCTATACTGGAAGTATAGGCAGCGCAGGCATTAATTTTGCAAAATCTATTACTGTTGATTCTTACGGCCGAGTTACTGCTGGCGACTATGCGGACGTTCGCACAGGCAGCACCTCTCAGACCGGTATTCTGCAGCTGACCGATAGCATCAGCTCGACGTCTACAACGACTGCAGCCACTCCAGCATCAGTTAAGTCTGCATATGATTTAGCAAACGCCGCTCTACCCAAGGCCGGCGGAACAATGACCGGCAAGGTAACCACTGTTACCACCTCGTCCTCAACCGCCAATATCCTATTAGCGGGCGCAGCTGCAGATCCCTCCGCGCCAGTTTCCGGAGATCTTTGGAACAACGCAGGTACTTTAAAGTTCTATAATGGATCTGCCACAAAGACATTAGCATTCACGGACAGCAATATTACCGGAAACGCAGCAAACGTAACAGGCACTGTTGCTGTAGGTAACGGCGGTACTGGAGTCACCAGCTTTACGTCCAACGGTGTCATCTATGGCAACGGCTCTTCTGCACTGAACGTTACTGCCGCAGGAACCTGGGATGGGACAAACTCTGTAGGCCAGATTCTATCAGTAAATGCTTCTGGAGTTCCAACATGGACAAACACAGTTGACGGCGGTGGGTACTGATACTAAGATGGCCTCATGCAAGAGCCAAATTACTTAGAGATCGTCGCCGTCCCCGTACTTCAAAGAAAGTGCCAGGAGTTGTTCAACTCCAACATGATTTTGGAGACTAACCTCCATGTCGAGCTTACAAAAAATCGACATCTGACAGAGGAACTCGCCAAGATAAAGTCCAATTTAGACAGTACTAGCTCTAAGTTGGTTTCTGACGAGAGCGTTATGCGCAATGCGTTGACTCAAGCAAATGCTCGCATTGCAGATCTAGACGGACAGTTGGCACTCGCCAAATCCAGAATCTTTGAACTGGAGGCTTCTTTAAAAGCTTCTAGTAAAACAGTCTCTAAGAGGCCAGCTGTAGTAGAGTCGACTAAAGACGATTTTTAAAAGCAGGTTCCCATGGCCCATACGGTACTCATTAAAAGAAGCGCAACTTCTACAGCTGTTCCCACGGGTGGACAGCTGGCGGCTGGTGAGTTGGCAATCAACACTGTCGACGAGAAAATCTTTTTTAAGAACAGCTCTGGTACCGTAAAGTCATTGTCTGCAATGAGTGATCTGACCAGCAATCTGGTCACCATCTCGACCACGCAGACCATCAGCGGCGCAAAGAGCTTCTCTGGGCACATGACACTTAGAGACAAAAAAGAATTCAGATTTGCTGATTCCGATTCGTCTAATTACGTAGCCCTTACGGCGGCAACTACAGTAGCAAATAACAACGTATACACCTTGCCTACGGCTGTAGGTTCGGCAAATCAAGTTCTTGCCATAGATGTAGTGACGGGCAACGATGCCACGTTGAAATGGTCCACCGTATCAGGTGGCGGCGGATCTCCTGGCGGTTCGGATACTCAAGTTCAATTTAACGACAGCAGTGCATTTGGTGGAGATGCCGGACTCACCTACAACAAGACTACTGATACGCTGACAGTGGCAGGAGATCTGGCCGTCAATGGTGGCGACATCACCACGTCGTCTTCCACATTCAACATAGCGGACTCTGCTACTACCGTAAACTTTGCCGCCAGTGCTATTGCTGCTCAAACTTTTACTATTGGCAGCAGCGCAACCGGAAGTACCATTAATTTGTTTGGAGGCGCCGGTCTAGGCGGCACCTACACTAACAGCAAGGTAGAAAATAGTCTTTACTTTTCAGTCAATACAACTGATTTTGGCTTTAATAATTCCGACCAGTCCGGCAGTATGGGATTTGGAGGAGTAAACATAACCAGAATAGGAGACTGGGAAGGAGGAGGCAACGGCAATGTACTTGAAGTCAACGACACCGGCAACACAATTACATTCTACGCTGCAGGAGCCAACTCCTATACCTTCCCTACTACTCGAGGCTCTAACGGACAAGTACTTACGACAAACGGCTCTGGAACTCTTACTTGGAACACTCCCAGCGGAGGAGACTTAAGCTCCGCCGAGATACTTTCTCTATACTCACGAGGAATAGTCTGAGGTATATATATGGCTACAACAGCACAGTTTACGGTACAACCAAACCTGGAATACAGTCAGCTTACTACTGCAAACACCAATAGAGACGGCACTGGAACTATAGTCACTGTGGCAGCAGGGCCTGCTACTTCTGCCGCTGCCGGAGTAGGCGAACGCATATCCAGAGTGATAGTTCAAGCAACCGGAACTACTACTAACGGAGTAATTAGATTCTATTTGTCCCTAGACAACGGAACCACCAATAGACTTATCTGCGAGAAGCTGGTGCCTTCAATTACTCCCAGCACCTCTGTTGCTGCGTTTAGAATGGAAGTAAACGAATTGGCGGGATTCATTCTACCTGGTGGAAATACTGCTTTGCTTAGAGCCTCGACTAACAATACCGAAACGTTCAATGTAATCGTCGAGTCTGGTTTACTATGAATACTGGTATTTTTGGATTTCCACTAGGTGTTAGGTCTAGCCCTATCGAATTAAAGGAGTTTGATGTTAGCGGCAGCTACACTATTCCTGCGGGCGCTACGCAGCTGACCATCCTTGCAGTGGGCGGTGGAGGCGGCGGTGGAGGCGGAGGCCGAAGAGCATCTGGTACTAACTCTTTCGGTGGAGGTGGTGGCGCTGGAGGCTGTGCTGTATTAACTACCTTTGATGTTCGAGAGCTAGGATTGAGCGTAGGTTCTACTCTTCTAATAACCATTGGAGCGGGTGGAACCGCCGGATCTGGCGCTATAACAAATAATGCCTCGGGAAGTAACGGGGGCGGCGGCGCAAGCACTACCATTACCGTTCCAGGCCTACCAGGCACTCTTATCACGGCAGTTGGCGGTGGACTAGGACAGGGTGGATCAAATACTAGCGGTATATCAGGTGGCGCAGCAGTTAGAATGGTTTACGGAACGACATTTTCGGCTGGCGCTGGCGGTAACGGTGGTACTAACTTCGGCGGAACTGGTGTTACCGTACTTAATCCGTATTCTAATGGTGGTGCAGGCGGCGGAGGAGTAGGTACAGGTGGTGCGGGCGCAGCGGGTTCTGGTGGGGGTATTACCCAACCCACAGTAAACACTTCTACGGTTACTTGGCCCAATGTAGCTCGAAACACTAACGTACTTAATGGCGGCTCAATAAACACAGCAACGCCTCCACTCAGCGCAGCAGCGATTATAGGATCTCCGTTTGGTGGAGTGCTTGGTCCTGGATTTGGAGGTCCTGGTGGAGGCGGAGGCGGTTCCACTTCCGCAAACAGTGGTGGTGCTGGCTATCGCGGTAGCGGAGGCGGAGGCGGAGGCGGGGCATTGAACGATATAACCACTGGCTCTGGCGGTAGAGGCGGAAATGGATACGTGTTGATTATCGCTTACTAAGAGGCATCTATGCGTTGCGCAATAATTGATTCCAATACAGATACCGTTATCAACGTAGCGATTGCCGATTTTTCCTGGAATCCAGGAGACGGACTATATTTAGTAGCGCTATCAGAAAACGAATCTTGCCTTATAGGCCAGAATTACGACGAGAATCAAAATCCAAG